TTACCTGTATATTCTTTAGGGTTTGTGGGGGGTGATGGTTGGCTGTCAAAAGTGGCATTAGCAATTTCTAATGGTAGTTTCTGGCCACTAGCTAAATACAATGATGATTTATCTTCATTTATCTTCTCAGCAATTGGGACCCAACCATCTACATCTATATTATCTCTTTGTCCATTTCTAATAATAACAATAGGATCTCCATTTTCTCCTGTAGAAGACCATTCATTATTTTTACCCTTAACAGTACTTCCTAAACGAATGGAATTTCCCCATCTACCTTCAAAAACATTATCCCCTATATAAGGTTGTAAAGGATGAATATCAATTCTTTCTTCAAATCCTTCACCCAAATCAATTTCAGTAGATTGGTCTTGAACCCTTCTTACTACTCCTCTTTCAGCTTGTTCATAGTCATCTAAAGTTGCTTGTCCTATATCACTAGTAGGATCAGGAAGGGCATTGTGATGTTGGCTATTCCATAAATTTATAGTAGGAAGGTAATAAGCAGTTTTTCTAGAAGTATTTAACTGACTACTAGGTGAAGTTAAAAATAAAAGAGGAACTAACTCATTTATAAGAGGATAAAGTTTTTGATTAGCAAATAAAGGACGAGCAAAATTTAAAGAATCTACTCCTGTAGGGACTGCTACATCATCATAAAATATAGTTCCTATAGAATTCCACTCTCCATATTCTTCAAATAAAGGATGGGAATCATCTAAAATGATATCTAAAACTCTAACAGATACAACCTCCCCTTCACCATCCGATGTTAATTTAATTCCTGGGTTGGAATTTTGGGTTATAGAGGATATACCGTAATACTGTTGAGGCATTATTTTTTCTTGTCGTCGTTAAATTTTTTAACTTCGTTCAATAACTGTTGTTTTTCTTCCTCTGTCATACCAAAATTACCATCATCCGTTCCTTCATTTTGAACAGCACGTTGAATGATAGTAGCCATTTTAATAAGCTGCTCATCATTTTTAACAGAAATTTCTAAATATTCTTTTAAAAGAGGGACAACGAGAGTAGCATCCCCAATATCCTGAATAAGAGGTTTAAGTTCTGAGATAAGAGTAGAAATTTGTTCTTCTTTTTTCTTTTGGTTGTTGTAAATCTCTTCTAAAATATCCGAGAATTTTTTACTACCAAATACATTTTTATCTAATTGTCCCATGTTAATAAATATGGGTTAATCAAAATCTGTGTATCCGCACTCTTGATAGAAAATATAGTGTTTTTTAAATATATCCCCTAATTGGTTAGCTACTCTAGTAATGTGGGGAGTTTTAACATCTACCATTTCTCTAATTAGAAGATAGATTGCTTTTTTATTAAAAATATCCATAACTTCCCTTTTTCTAAACATTTCTAGAATAGCATCAGCAACCATGGCATCTTTTTCTTTAGGAAAAATAGAATAAATATTTTCTGTACAAAAATCTACATATTCATCTATAAAATCTGAAAGGTGATCCTTTTCCATAGGATCATAATCCATATCATATGAATATTTCAAATCGTGATATAATTCTTCGACAGGAGCTTTGTCTACCCTTTTTTTATAGTTTTTAGTATTTTGTATAATTAAATACCGCTTGGCAATAGTCCCGAAATATGAAAATGCTTTTGCTCCCCTTGTAGGATCAAATAAATGGATTTTATCTAACAAGAATGTAATTACCTCATGCTGTAAATGTTCAATATCATCTACTTCTGTATAATAAAATTTAAAGGTATGAATTATATTTTCGGTTAGTTTAAAAAAAGCATAGTGGATCTCTTTACGATAGATCTCACTACGCTCTTCGGGGTCTGTACAATTATTATATCTTACTATAGCATCTTCTGTAGCTTGTGTAAAATATTGATTTTTTGACTTCTTTTTTCTTTTTCTTTTTACTGGCTCGCTCATAATTTATCTACCCTAAAATTGGATAGAATTCTCTGAAGTTCCTTAATTTGTTCATACATAAACCCTATTTCGTCATCGCTTTTAAAGATTTGGCGCTCATCTATTTTTTTGAGCTTTTCATCAGAGATTTCTATAATTCGACTTAATTGATCCAAGTAGGTAATATACCCTGCGAGTATATCCTCTTGTTTTTCATTTTTACGTAAGAGGTTTAAGGTTGTGAATCCTAAGACCACAACCAAAACCCCTAATACACTGATGACGATTGTTTCTATCATAATTTATCAAATAAATCTTTGAGACCTTTACTTTCAAGTTGAGAAAGTGCTTTGTCTTTAGTAGATTTTTTGGTTTCCTTCAATGTAAAATTCTCTTCCTGGGAGGGCACGGAATTTTTAAATTTAGGGAACCATTCTCTTTCAAACTCAATTCTAGCAGCCATTAAATCCGCTTGGTGGAGAATATATGGGAGAGAAGTACGTGGTTTTTGTTCTGGTTGAAATGAGAATAGATATTTTTTATTAGCATCATCATATAAACCATCATGAGTTTGAATTGCTAACATTTCATTAAATGTGTATTGAACACCATGAGACTGGAGCATAAACAATCCTCTATCAGGAACAGAAGCAAATGCTAATTCTTTATTAAACATATAATCTTCTCCAAGCTTTTCTCGTCTCCACTTGTCAGTCTGGGGGATATAAGATTCATGGTTTTCATCTCCCATTTTACCTAAATCATGATTAATGGCAGAAAACACTAATTCTTCTTCAGTAAAAGTAGTCATATCTGCTCCTTCAACAGCCCATAAATTAGATTGTTGAAGAGCACAACGTACAACTCGATTTACATGTTCAACATAACCACCTGGGAAGGCGTTATGGTATTCTTTTTTATGAGCAGCAGGCATCATCATAATGCGATCCTCATATTTTTTATAGAACTCAAGGAGTTTTTCCTTACGGGGGGATGAGATATAAGTCTCAATATTCTCGCAGAACTCTTCCCAGTTAGATTGAATTTGCTCGGCTGTTAACATTATACTCGGTTTTGCTCGTTAGCAGTCATAGGTTCGCGCTCAATAGTAGATTTAATTTCTTCTACTAACCCTTCACACTCTGTTTTAGCTTCATTTACTTCTTGACGATTTCCTCTGCTATTGTGAAATTCAATATGCTTGAGCTTAGCTTCAATGTTTTCAAGTTTTCGTTGGATGTGTTGTCTGTAATACATTTTTTGTAGATTTGATTTAGAAGTTACGATGAAAAATTTAGAAAATCAAGGTATTTTTTAAGTACCGCACATTTTTCATATTCTTCCCCAACTTCAAAGTAACTTAATGCTTTATTTAAGGCTTGTTCTAATTCTATATCTGCCTCTTCAAATAAAACTTTTATATGATATTTATCCTGAACATCAATTTTAGTTAGATATTCATATGCTCTCCCATATATCATCATCTCCCCAGTCTGTTGAATTTCTTGAGCATCAAGTTGAGGATCTGAATTTTCAAACACTCTTATTAAGTGTTTACTATATGTAGTGTAATTTTGTATTAATTTAATAAACATTTTGACATAATATCTGGGGTGGTTTTCCTCTCCTATGCTTTTATAGGTTAAAAACCCAGCATGAGGAAAACCATTTTCATCCTCATTAGAAGATGAATCAAACATCCCAAATATTTTATTAATGTCCAAAGTGTCGTTCTATTGTTTCAAGTAAATCCTCAGCTTCTCCTAACTTGTGGAGTGCTTTTTTACCTTCAGCCAAAAAATGTTCAGCTGTGTGTTCTCCAATTCCAGCCGGGGATTCAGTAAGTAACTCTAGTGTAAGCAAAGCTTCCTCTTTATCAGCTTCGGCTTGTTTTCTTATAGCCTTAATTAGTTTGTATTCCATGTTTATAAATATAATTAATTTCTAAATTGTTATAAGTTGTTGTATATGTCCAGTATTTCATCGGCAATGATAGTCTGCGGCCCGTGTAGCAATTTGCTTATGTGGCTTTATATTAACTTTATATCCATAAGAAGCAGCCCACCCTCGAGCAGCTGATACGAGACGATTACTCATATAATAATTGTCATCGTTATAGTCCATATCAATCTCAAAACGAATGCCTGGGAGATTATCTGAAAGCAGTTCTGCGAGTTGCATAGTACGCTCTGTTTCCAACCATAACCTACTCCAATCATCCTTAATAGGTGGGAATGTTTCTTTACAATAAATATAATGAACCCCCCTCATAGGATAACGATAGGCGATAGCTGTTACATAATTAATGTTAGATCCTACTCTTTGAGAATCAGTCCCTATGTGGGTTTCTACAAAAGGATTTTCCTGTATAATTTTAGCAGTGTAATTAACAGGATTTACTTTTCTGTTTTTAACTGTTCTAAAATTCACAAGAACAATTTAAATAAATGGCTAATAATAACCCAATTAAACCACATACTCATAAATTTAATTTCGTTGGTTTCTCCTGGGAGCAAACTGAGGTATGTCTTCAACATGTTCTTCATATCATGAAGATAATAAAATTATCCTACACATCTATAAATATTAGATGACTTTAATATGACTAATTGTACCGGTGAAGGGACTCGAACCCCCAATTGCTTGATCCTAAGTCAAGTGCGTCTGCCAATTCCGCCACACCGGCATAAACAACTCAAAGTACGTCCCACTCTTGAGCTGCTCTCATATATGCTGAACCTGTATTAAGGTTTGGGTTTTCTCTCAAAATAGCCATAGCTTCTGCTCTGACCTCACTACGCAAACCATAAATGTCGGCTTGCTCCATAATAGCTTCAATTGTCTGATTCATATTATTAATTTTGTAATTGGGGGGAGCTGGCAACTCCCCCCTCAAACAACATGGCAACACTCTTAGGCTGCGAATTCCTTCGCAACTTCAAAGAGCTTTTGATTTACATCCAAATCTTGCTTAAAGTTCTTGATCTTACGTGCTTTACGCAACTTAACACCTGAAATGTATTCAAAATCTCCTTCAACAACTTTCTCTTGAACGAGGTTAAACACACTCCAAAGATCATTACCTGAATCTTCCTTACGGACAGGCTTCAAAAACTCATCCAAGTCAATCTTGTAAACTTGATCAACTTTTTGGTCCTTTTGAACTTTAAGA